TAGCAAGTCTTTCCTCGTATACAAGCATAGCCATGTCTTCGTAGTGCTTCTTAGCAACAGAAACAGTATCAGTCTTCATTCCAACCTGCTTCAACTCATTTTGAATATCAAATGATTGCCAACGGTCGAACGAAACCATTCCAATATCAAACCCAAGTCTTCTTAGGTTTTGAATCCACTGCTTAACTTCTGAAAGATTAACTGGGCCCTCAACCTTTGGTTCCCACCATGCTACTGCATCTACTACAACTATTGGTGCTACCTGTTCATAATTATTGATTACCTGAATGTTTACCCACTTATCTACATGAGCAATTGCAACAGCACACTTATCGTGCTTCTGGGCAAGGTCAGCGTGTACATAATACTTCTTTGTTGGATCTGGCTTAAAGTTTTCTGCAAATCTTCTAAAATTGTCTACTGGGTTTATTAGTGTCATGCAGGCTCTTACTTTGTCTGCCTGCTTAAAGAATGCATCAGAAGCAAATGTTGGCACACATGCAAAGCGCATCATTGCATCACCCAAGTCTGTTAGGAATGCAATCTTAAAGTCGTCAATCTTTCTTGTAGGATTTACTTCCCAGGTGGGTCTTTTTAGTGCAAACACTCCTGGATACTTGTATGATGTTATCTGATCTTCATCCCACGAAATTTCGAATGCATTATCTGCGCTATCTTCTGGAAGTGATGGGTTAATTATGAATTTATGTGTTCTTTCTATGACTTCTTTTTCAGCAACAACATCGTCATACTTTTCTGAAATAAAGTCACCTGGGTATCTTGGAAATGAAAGCAACACAACCTTACCAAGATCAGGGAAACGAGAGTCTACTGATCCACGGAAAGCCTTGTAAATATTGTCAGCAGTTTTTCCTTGCTCATTACCTGTTCCAACCTCAGATGCAAAACCAGAGATCTCATCAAGAACTGCAAGGAGCAAGTTCAAGCCCTCATGTGATTCACGCTCTGAGTGACCAGAGTAAACGGTGATGGATTTATCAAACTCAACAGAGTCAGCCTTTGCATAATACTTTCCTGCAAACCATGGAGATCTTTCAATCTTTGATTTAAAGCCTTTAAAGAAAACATTCTTTGCTTGTTGAGCGTTAATAGCGACGTTAATTAGGTCGATAGCATCTCCAGAGGGCTTACCAAAATATTTTGCTGGGTCTTTTAGGCATAGAAGTTTGTATACGATGTATGAGCATGCTACGGTTGATGTAAAGTCTTTTCCAGATCCCTTTCCAAGTTGCAGAATAATTTCGTTCTTTGTGTACTTTTCGTAGTATCTTGATCCTTTTTCTTCACCCATTATGTTTATCAGGTCCTCTTTACGATAGATCTGACTCATCGCTTCAACAATATCATACTGGATATCAGACAGCGGTGGTTGTCCTAGGTATGCTTCACCCTCAACAAATGTTCTTGCATCTACTGGAGTCTCCTCAAAATGATCATCTTGAAGTGCCTCAAGAAACTCATTGAACATCGTGGACAACTGTAATCACCTCATTATCTTTTGCAAATGAAGAAAGTCTCCGCATAATTTCATCACGAACCTGTGGATACTCTGAGGCAATATCCTTTAGAATAAGTACAAGAATTTCTTGACGCTTTTCAATTTCCATCATCTCTTCTGCAAGTTCCTTATTCTCAAGCAGACCAGCCTTTTGAAGCATGTCAATACGCTTAGACTCAATATCCATAACAAGTTTAATTGCTGCTGTCTTTGCACTAAGATTGTTTGTCATCGATGCTTCATCAATAACTTCGTATGTACGAGAAACCAACTTACTGTAGTGAGTGTCTGCTGCAGCCAGTGCTTCTTTAGCACGAGCACGAATAGCATCATTAGCAGATGCCATAACCTTCCACTCATTGATAAGAGTTACAACCCTTTGTCGTGGTATTGAAAGTTGCTTAGAGATAACCGTTGGGTCATTTCCCTTAAGGTATTCTTCTACTACCTGATTTACTTGATCAAGGTGTTTAACTAAGTCATCTTCAGTTGACATTCTTGCCCTCTAACCTATTGATTTCGTCCTTTATATAAAATATTGCCTTTTCCAAATCCTGAATAGTCTTCTCTTCATCCTTAAGCCCTGCTCTCCAAAGATACTTAAAAGCATTACCAATATTGAAATTACGATGGCGGGTAATCTCTATGCACTCAATGCCAGAAGGGTCAGATGTATAGTGCCTTGGGTTGTTTACTTGGTCAACTGTTATATTTAAATTTTCACTCATCATCTTCCTCCATTTCAAAAGTATCTGGCATTCCTTTTAGAGTTAGTGTTGCGTACGAGATGCCAACTGCTGCTACTAATGATACTACAAAAAGAATATATTTAATCTTTTTCATCGCTTTGATTTCCTTAATCCAAATTTAGCAAGGTAGACATAGATAGTTTCCAAAGAACATCCACACTCCTTTGCAATATCTTCTGGTGTCTTTTTATCCATAAGATATCTCTTACGCATAAATGTTTCACTTGTATATAGTTTAGCACCCATGATATTAATTGTCAACTCCTGGCACCTTCCAGTCAAGATCTTCTCTCTTTACTGGTTCTTCATCTTTAATACCCATCATGTGCTGGTACCCATCAATCTTGTCATAATCTGGGTTATACTCTGTCATCTTTAAATTAATTCCGCTTCGTCTACAGTATTCTTGAACAACATCCAGAGGAATATCGCCATAGGCACCAGTTAATCTTCCAGAAAAAAGCAAGTTCAGTTTTAGCATTGCATTTCTTGAGTGTTCCCAATGATCTTTCTTCTTGTCGTCTGCCCAAGGTCTTGCGGTATTATATCTGCTCAGTCTTTCTCCTGGATACTTTCGTGATAAGTGGTGGTATGCAAAAATTTTTGATGTTGCAAACATTCTCCAACCCCTACCCCATGACTGCAAAGATACATATGGCTCTTCCCCGTTGAAGTTCATCTCTGGATCTAAAGGAACCTCGTCAGAATAGGATTTGTCTGCAAAGCACCAGGTAAAGTGTACCCAATAATTTTCGTGAACATCTCCGTCATCTGGTGGTGTGCTTCCAATTGGAAACCAGTATCCTGGAATAAAATCTGTAACTTGCTGTAGTCTTGGATCCCAACCAGTTATTGATGGGTGGTACAGGTTTGTCTTTACTTTATCCTTATATCTAATAGACCAATCTTCGTTATACTCAAAGTCTGGAGGACAAAGTGTTAAAATTGCTTTGCCTGTTTCAGATTTTGCTTTTGCTTTTGCATACTCCTCTAGGCATGTTACATCCCAGTCTTGTTCAAATCTAGTGTGTCCACAGATAAATAAAACATGATCAAACTCAACTGGTAAATCTTTTGTTGTTAGGTCTCTTGCCCAAAGAATACCTCTGTACTCAGACAAGTCAAACTTTCTATATAACAATTGTCCTTCTGGTATAAAACTAAGATCTGAATAAAACTCTGGGAAGTGCTCTTCAACTATAGAGAAGAAAAGATCGTTCTTGTTTTTTGCTTTAGAATAGCAGTCAAGAACTGTACCCAACAGGTCTCCTTCTTTGTAAGAAATTATTGATACTAGTGTTGTCATATTGCTTTCTCCCAGTTCTTTAGTGCCCAATGACCAATACCGCAGGCATCTGCGACATCGTTATCTGTAATTGTTCTATCATAAATTGTGTTGATAAACCTGATAGTTCTTTCTTTGCGAAGCATACGCTCATAAGCCTTGTAGTATGACTCAGACTTTCCAGGTGTTTCTGCTCTAATTAAAAGTTGCTCTTCTTTAGATATTTTTTTGTTTCCAATATAGTTTTGCCAAGTAATAGGAGAAACCTTACCTATAATCTTTGTACCAGTTTGTCCTGCTGCTCCAAGGATTGCACCTTGAACTAGGGCAAGGTCTGCTGCTGTCTTTGGGCTATTCATAAATACAGTGTGCTCAATTACAATTGCTTCAAACCCACCGTATATTTCAAAAAACGCTTTTACCTTTTTACCAGCATCCATAACTTTTTGATAGATATCATTTCCTTCAAAGTTTATTTTTCCTATAGACTCAAGACTGTCTCCAACAAACAGGGCAAAGGCAAGACTATTAGTACTAGCATCAATAGCACAAATTCTTTGTGGCTTTAGTTCTAGTCCCCACTTATTCTTTACCATTTGTTTTACCCTTTATTTGTTTAATTGCTTTTGTAACTGCGTCTGGATTTATTGCACAAGAAGAGCATATTGCATCATCGTTATATATAGAGAGTGGAGAAGAGCAAGATCTGCAAAGTCTTGTCTTCCCCCTTCTTTTTTGTCTTTTTGAATGTAGATATCTCTCAGCAATTTTTTCTTTTGTTGCTAGGTCTCTACATTCTGCAGAGCAGTATATTTGATATGATACTGACTGCTCAAAACTCTTATCGCAAAACTTACAATTCTTCACCGAGAATCTCCAAGGGCGCTATTTTTAGTACGCCTGGACCTGCAGACTCACATGCTTTTTTAATTGGGCATGACTTGCATATCTTGGAGTTTGATCTATAGTTTTTGTTTGGCAGGGTTTTGTCTTCCCATGTCTTGCGAACTAATCTCATCCAATCAAATGCCTGGTCTACCCACCGACGGTAATGATCGTTTACATCTACAGGTATCAAAAGAAGTTCATGATTATTTTTATTTTCATAAATCATGACACCTGTTGGTCTCTTTAAGATCTTCATATAAATAAGCAATTGCATTAAGTGACCATTCTTGGCCTTGCCTGATGCTTTTCTATATTCAAACCCTTCATTCATCATTGTTTTAATTTCACCAATGAGTTCTTCTCCCTGCCAATCAAACATAACATCACCATATCCAAAGATGGGTGGATCATCATGCCTAATCTTAAACTCTGTAGTGGCCTCGTTATTTTCATCACGGTAGACCTTAACAATACCAGCATTCATCATTGCATTTTGAATTCTTGCATGAGACAAAGTTCCAGCAGTCATATTTGCTGCTGCATATGCATCTGCATTATCTTCAAACATTTGCCCATCAAAAGCAAGGTACCAATATCTTGCACACTCTCCGTGACCGTATGCGATGGTAGATGGAGCAAAAGTTTTCTTTGTTGTGTGCTTATCTACACGAGTAATCGTGTATCCTTCTTTAATTTTTGCCTCAAGTCCTGCTATGTCCATTCGATGAACTGGCTTTTCCTCTGGCTTAATCATAACAGTGTGCAGTAAATTTTTCGTCATTAATTTTCTCGTTTCTATTAGTATAAGTATAGCAGACTATCGAGTTATATATTTTAATGCAGACACTAGATTGTTAATAGATTCTGCTGCCGTATAATAAAGATTCTTCTTGCCACGATCTGACTTGTCAACATTAGCCATCCATGTAGCCTTGAACGCCATCTTAGCAGCAATTGCCTGCAGTCTTACAATTTCAACAGTCGCCACATTTAAAGGAATGTCTGGCTTAATGATGATTTTTGCGATAAATGTTAATGCTGTAGTTAGTTCTTCATCTTCCATGTAGTCTGCAATCTCTGCAAGACCATTTACCATATCTATTGTTGTACCTTCATTTTGCATTTAGTTTCCTTTTTTAAGAACTTTTAAGTTTAATAGTGCATCCTCTTTTGCAAAAAAATCTTTATTGTGTTGTGCAAATACTGGATCTGCTTGCCAAGTTGCTAGTCTTTCTTTTCTTTTTTCTGGATCACGAGAAATATTGTTTAACTTTTCAAAATCTTCTCTTGTTGCAAAATGCATTGTTAAAACCTCAGTCTTGTCTCCTTCTTTAAACAATACGGGCTCTCTCCAGTGTACTTGACCAGCACCCCAGAATACAAGAAGATCTCCGTACTGAAGATTAAAACTTTCACCCTCGATTACTATTGGCCAATCAATATTGCTATCTAGTTGATAGTCCATAGTCATTTTTGTAAAATAGTTATCTGAATCATAGTGTACTGGTAACTTTGGATTTGTTGATCCATGATGTTCTTTGGTATAACTTAAATAACTATTGTGAGACATAAAAACTGCCTCTCCAGTCATCTCTGATGCAAAAGATTCAAGTTTTGCCTGGATGCTTGGTGGATACATAAGTTCTATCTGCATTCTGGATAAATCTGGCAGAATGATTGGAGAGTGGAATGCTGACAAGTTTTTAGCATTTTTTTGATACTTTACTATTGCAAGCATTACCTCTAGTTCTTCTTCTGTGAAGAAGCCCTTTATAATATGTGGCTTTATTTCGTTTTTAGGTGCGTGTCCTGTGTCCATAATACTATTATACACCATCCTCTGAAAGTTGTTCTAATATGCTCATCTCAATTATAGCAAGCCTTACCTTTGAATTACCCTCGCCGATTACTACAACGATGGCTGGATCCTTGCCATTTTTCATGGCATCTGTTGTTGCCTTTGCCCAAACCTCTTTATTTAAAGTAAAGGATTTTCCAACTTCTTTAAAGTCTACAACAAAGTTTTTCCAGGAAG